TGTTATTATCCACCCCTAAATCGGCGTAGGTGATTTCTATCTCGCCCTTGAACGACTTGGCTTTTTCGCTAGCATTCCACGTCTTATCATCTTCGGGATAGGACGTCTCTCTAGTGATAGTCCATTGAATATCGCCGCTGTCTACGTCGGAATATCCTTTGGTACACGTGGCGGTTAATTTTAGGCTCTCATTCGTCGCTAGTGCCGTGACGCCCTGTGTGTCAATGCTCATCTTCAAGGGGGCGTTTACAAAGCTGTTCTGCGTGCCGTAGTAGTAGAAATTGCCCAATACTACGCCTGTTCCGTGGAACTGCTTGCCGGAGAGGGAAAAGCCTTCAAGCACGCCGTCAATCTTGTAGATGTTAGCATCACCATACGTCCACGTTGTCATGTTCTGTAAGCCAATCGTGTATTTTGTAGTTGAATAGATGCACGATTGTCTGTCAGTGTTTGTGGGGTTGGCATAGCACGCAAAAGACATTTGTGGCTGGGGGTGGTAGGCGTAGGGCCAATCGTCGCTTGTTCCGCGTAAAGTATATCTAAACAAGCTGTGAGCATCGTCGAGGATTTCCGTGATTCTAAAATATACAGTGCAGAAACCAGCAAACTGCATATTCATATTCCGGCTGTCCTCGTCCTTTGTGGCGTTAAGTGTAGTGAACGAGTGAAAGATGCCCATGCACAAATCGTCTACATCTACTGCGCCGTACTGTCCTTCTTGTAGGTGCAGCTTGATAATGCCAGAGTTCATCTGCTGTTTGTTCTCGTCAAGGTCGACGATTACATCTTCAATCAAGCCTGCGCCGTGCGTGATCCACTGAACACCGACAAAGACGCTTACTTGGTTGTACCTAAGTTCAGGAACTTCAAGGAAGTCCGTAAGCGTCAAGCTACGCAGTTGTGCGTTGCCGCTTGAATCAATCTTACCACCAGAGCCAAACAAGCCACCCTCACTATATTTGCCGATATTCAAGCCGCCGCCAGCGTTCACTTCGCCGTCTACGGATAAATCTCCGCCAACCCCTAAGTCATACGGCGTCTTGTCGGTCGTGTCTTTGCGAAGATATTTCTTATCGCCAACTGACGTTACAACCTGCTTGATATTACTAAGCGCACCGACCTGCTTGCTGATAGCCTCGACCTCTCCTTGCAGCGTTGCCACCGTGCTAAGGTTTGTCTCGTAACCTTCCGTAAGCGTCACTTCAACATCGGGAAGAATGTTGTTCGCTTCCTCTGTGTCAGTGAACGTGTACGTGATGGCATTGATAATCAGAATCTCTTCTTGATTATCAGTGAGCTGCTTGTTTCTGAAACGCAGCGCAGCACCTAGGTTGAGCTTTGACAGCAACGTGTCCGCTTGGCTCTTGCTCACGGCGTTATCAAGGCGTATCTTGTCTAGCGTAAGCGTCCATGTTGGTTTGATGTCTTTTACCTCGTCAAGCTCATCTTGTTTGTATGCGTCCAGGCGTTCCTCTGCCCAAAGAACATACTGATGCGGCATATCAATGCCTGTAAAGAAAAAGTAGTCTCCCGGTTTACCTTGTCGCTGCGTATTCGGCACAAGCAAGCCTAAACTCTCGTAGTCAGCGTCAGATTTTTTCAGCGTGATTTTCCATTCGGACTTAACGCCGTTAAGTTCTTTCGATGTGTCGTAGACAACATCAATAATCGTAAACTCGTAGTCCTCGCTTGTTGAGAGATACCCTGACGCGAAAACAACTTTGGCTTCATTGCCAACATGGTCGCCGAGAATCTTTTCCCACACGCGGTTGGTGTACGCTGTATCTTCTTCGTCGTCCGACTTCGTTGTACCCCAGATGTTCTTTACCCAAATATCGAACGTGTTCGTCCATTTGTCTGCGGTGTCGGAAACTAGGGTCATGGTGGTGCCTTCTAGGGAGGCGGTCCAACTATACGTATCTTTGTATGATGGGTCTGAAACAAGTTCAGTATCAACTTTTACAATAGCATAAACGGTATATTTCCCAGACGGTATATAGTCTGTTGATATTTCTGATTTATCTGTTCTATATTCGGTTCCATGTTCGTCAGTAAAAACAAATACAATCTCACTAAATAAAAAAGTACCGGTTATCTCATCAAAGCGGCTCCCCTCATACCTATTCCTCCACGCTTTAATATCAACCGTATAGTTTAGCGAAGCATGATACCCTTCTGGGACTTCAATTACAACATCCCCTTCCATGTAAAGACCTGTGTTCCCCCACGGAACCGGAGTTCCTTTAACTGCGACAGTTAAATCTTCTTCGGCAGGATACTTTGCTGATTCGTGATTGAACACAAAAGATGTTCCGCGCCTATAAAAATTCGTATCCACCGTATAAACATCCGATTCCGAAATGTTTTCAACAGTGTCCGTAGTAATCTGCTCCACATCCACCGCCTCGTCCACGCGGCCATAGGGAGAAACTTCTACGCCTTGAATAGATGGATAAATATCTTCATTGTTTTCAAGCGCGCCCCAAATCTCGCCGTACTTAGCAATGCTCGCGTCGTCCTTGACGTACTCTATCGGGCCAAACTTTAAGTCTGTGTAACCCTTCATGTACGCATCGGTCTTATCTGCGTAGTCTGTGCCGTTATAGTGCTTGGCTTTCCATCCGCGAACGTAGTCACGGAACGCCTTTCCGCGCAGCTCCGAGAAATAGATGTTAGCAAGTTCGGGAATCCAATCCGGGTCTGCCTCCCATGCCGTGTTGTCCGGGTCTACGTCTTTGAAGTATCTGTAAGGTAAGTTTTTATCTCCACCTCGACCCAAGACTACGTTCTTGATGTCCGCATCTTGGACGTTGCGCTCGATTTTCAGCAAGCCACCTTCGTAACAATTCTCAAAGATGTGCGAGATTTCATCAACCGTGTAACCGAAACAGATATAGTAAACATCCGTCGATGCGTCATGTGTGATGTCCCAACGAACGGCGTAAAGTTCGTAGACGTTTTGTAGTAAATCCCAGATATACGTGTAGCTTATTTCTACGCCTGTTGTCGCGGTGTCGTACTCCCATGCAGGATTGAGCACCGCTTGTATCTTGCCTCCGTACCAATAGTTTAGTACGCGATTGAGCAAGACAACGAAATCGTTCAGATTAAGCGCAACGGTGTCGATATACTTATCTGCAATCGCTGTGCCAGAATCAACAGACGTAAGCTCTACAAAGTAGTATCGTTTTAGCTGCCAAACCGCCCAGTGATAAAACGTCAAATCAAAGCTCGTGCGCAGCGTTTCGCCAACCGCGCCTTGCGGTATGCGATACGGCTGTATGTATTTCTCTCCGTCAAACTCCAACTCCCAATCATACGAAAAGTCGGGGACTACGCTCTCATCAATATTGATTTGAGTTTCAATAGTCCTCTCCCCCATCTCGTTTTTCGTGACAGTCGCTTGGCTTAGTGTCGCGTAGGATGGCAAGTTTAGTTCTTTGATTTTACGTATCATCTTTTAGTGCTTGTTTAACTTAGTTGGCTTTACTCAAACTCGCAAAGACTAGGCTTGTTCACGCGAATCTTAAACTCGACCTCTGCATAGTCGTATGTCACGCCGTTCTTTATCATTAGGCTCTTTGCAGTAGTTATCGGGTAAGGATAGCCAACAATCTTGTGGTGCTTGTAATCGTTGTAAAACGTTACCTGCTTGAATACCTCGATGTCGCTACCTTCCTCCTCCGGCTCTGACAGTAGCTTATTGAACGCTGCAATCTTTCTGTTCGCATTATCCAAGTCGCTGTTCTCGGCCAAGACTACGAACTTTACCGTATAGTCAAACGCCTTGCGCGTAGTTTTCGGATAAAGATTTTCTCCGCTTTGACCTGGGTAGGTCGTAGTTGTGTACGAGTTGATTTCGGCACCATAGACGGTATCGGCACTCTCATAGATGAATCCGTATGCGTCAAAGGTGTCTTTAACATCTCCGTCGGCGATTTGTATGCTTACTCGTATCATAATTTAGTCGTTTAGTCTAGGTTTTAGTCCGGGCGCTGCGCCAGCGCTTGTGTTCGGAGTGCTGCTGTTCTTAGTACCCATTCTGCGGATCGCGGTTTGGGCATTTCTGCACCACGCATTTAAACTTCTGCAAATCAAGCTGCAACGAGCTTTTCTCCTCCGTGAGCTTTAGAATCTTCGCGTTCTTCTCGTCAGTTATTTGCAAAATCTGCGCGTTCTTCTCATCCGAGATACGTAGATTCTCCGCGTTCTTATCACGCAGCATATTCGTCTGCTCGGCAAACCGCTCCTCCTTTTCTTTGAGCTGTTCCTGCAAGAACTGAATCTGCTCTTTGAGAATATGAAACTCGTCCGTGTCGGCTTGCGCCTCTTTGATTCTGCCGTCCTGTTTTCGGTAGGCCACGAACTTTATAAATTCAAGACCCCCTAGCGTACCTAAGACGGTAATTAACATCTCCCAATTCATACCAGCTCGCTTTCGTAACGTGTAAACTCTACATTGTCATTACTAATAGCGGAAATGCTGTTATCACCAAAGATGTAAATCGGTACGCGAATAGGCTTAAAATACTCTTTCTCACAGCCGATTGTCATGCTGCTGCCGTTGGCAAAGTACAACATGGGGATAATAGCTTTTTCTGCATTAAGGGCCACGTTGATGTGCCCTGTACAGTTGTGGAAAACGTAAGCCTGCAAGTCATTAAGCAATTCTCCGTGAAAATGCTTGTCTATGAAAATGCCGAACGATTCAAGTGTCTCTTTATCGAAATTTTCGCGTAAGAATCTAAGTGACGGATAATTACGTTCAAGCGACCAATCTATCGTCTGAACGTAATACATTATAGCACGCTCAACGTCCGGAAGTGTCTTAATCACCTCGATGCCTTCTGCGCAAGCGTGATGCAAGCGCGCGTCCCGCAAAAGTTTTTCTTTGAGTGCTTGTTCCATCGTATTAGTTTTTTAGTTGCCACAAAAATAAATAATATTTATGGTCGGCACAAATTTATGTATAAAAAAGCGCGCAAGGTGGTAAAAAGACCTTGCGCGCTATGGGGTTGAGTACATTGCCTGCTACCGCTTGCGCTTAACTAGCCAGACAACAATATAGCAAATTACAACAACGAGAATCAGCCATGCGCAGAATATTCCAAATCGGTACATAGACTTCTCGAACGTTGATAGCTTTTTTTCAACAATAACGGGTACCTGAATTGAATCTCGTTTTTCAATGTAAAGACTGTCGGTGAGCAACCTAGTGATTACTGCCGTCCTGTACTTCTCGACAAACACCGTGTCTTTCTTCTCCTTGACAGATATGCTGTCATGAATGTAGACGCTATCCGTGTTGTAAACAAGCCTGTCGCGATATTCAACTTTCGTTGTCTCAACGGGGACTTCTTTAATAACTCTGCATGATACAGTAAGCACCATGCAGAGAACACAACAAAGAGAAACAAATATGCGACTAGTCCGCTTGAAAATGGATGATGTAGTCATAATATTCAGCCGATTGTACGGTTACTCAAAAACACCAAAGTAAAAGTCCGCCTCAAACTTCCTGCGTTTCGTAAGACCAGGTAGAATCCTCCCTTTCGCAACGTCCCAACGCATAAACTCCGCGCGAATCGTCTTGTCGTCAGGGTCTTTCAGAAGTTTTCTGAGGAGCGTAGACGTTTTCAGTGCGTTTGTGCCAACGTTGTAGGAGAACGAAACAAGTGCATCGAACTGACACTGCTTGATGGTTACTCCAGCCGTGAGCTTTTCAACGCCTTTCTCGAACTTCTCTAGGTCGGCGTCAAACAATTCTGCTGCTTTTTGCAGCGTAATCGTCTGCCCCTCCGACACATCGCTACCAGTATGGCCGTAGCCAATTGTCAACACGCCAACTGCGTCCTTGTAGGCATCGAGCCTGCAACCTTCAAACTGACGCATCTGCGTTTTCATTTTTTCGCTTGTTTTCATAAGCATTAGTTTTATTGTGGGTGGAGCACTGCTCCACCCGTGTTGATTAGTTAGTTCGTAGTCAAAACATACGTTGTCTGCACTCCGCGCTGCTTGATAACTTTTCCAAGCAAACCTGCCATGCTTTCGCAAGCTACCGCAGCTCTCTCGCAGCGGTCGACTGTCGCCTGCGTATTCGCTGCAATCTGCGGCAAATAAGCCAAATGCTCGTTCTGCAACTTCACCAAGTCAAGATACTCGGTGCTGATGGCCGGCATTGTCGGGTCGTAGTTGACGTTTCCGCCGAGCAAAGATACAATTTTTGCGGTTTGTTCGGCAATATACGGAACATAAGAGATATAATAGTTCTGCGTATTGATACCCGCTGCCAAGCCGTTTATGCTTTCTTCGCTTGCCGTAGCAATGTCGCGCGAGATGCCTGTGAGGTCTGTATCTGAATCGCGCAAGCTGATGCCATACTTTTCGAGATACCTTGCAGCCATGTCAGATGCGTTCACCATACTAGTGGTTTCCTTATCCATAAGCTCAAGCAGACCATTCCACCAAGATTCGCTATACTCAAAGCCCGTATCTGCACTATCTATGTACTCAAATATTGGCTCCAAATATTTCTCCATGATTTTGGCAATAATCGAGTTTACGACCATGTTGTTAATCATGTCCTTAAACTTCGACTTAATCGCGTCAGTGGTGTTCGAGAACGACGCATAAGCATCCAGCCAGGCCTCTGCAAAGTCCGTCGCAGCCGTACCGATGTCATTGCCAGTCAAGAACTCGGAAAACTTAGATTCGAGCGCGTCAAGTTCTTCCTGCGCATCTTTCATGCTCTCGATGTAACTATCATAGGCGGACTTATCCATGTCTTTGCCTTTGGCTTTCTCCGCCTCCGCTTGTTTTCGGTAAGCCTCGACCTCTTGTTCAAGAAGTTTCCTCTGCAATTCCAAGTCTGCTAAATAGTCCGACCCGAACGCCTTGCTCATTGCATCTTCGAGGTTGTTGTAAGCGCGATGCAAATCTTTTAGCAATTCTGCCTGACGCTCAATCTCGTCGTTGTACTCTTTAAGACGCTTCTTGCGAGAGTAAGAGAACGTTGTAGTAATAGCCGAAACCACTGCGGCAATAACAAGCATCCACCAACAAGCGGATTCGATGGCAATAACAATTGCAAGTGTTGCCGTGAGAATCGTGTTGACGTTTTCAAGCGATTCCGACCAACTGCTAATCATCATACCCAGCTCACTATCTTCGGCAACGCCCAGTGTGTCTGCCACGGACTTCGTAGCGGAAGCCAAACCTTGCATAAACTGCATAGACGCCTCCGTTGCCGATTGGAATTTAAGCATCGCCACTTTGACGTTGCTAGACGCTGTTGCCTGCTCCTCCTGCGCGTCACGGACTTTCTTGCCCTTGTCTGTAAGTTCCTGCTGCAATTCGCCCTGCTGCTGCATGAGCCGTGCAAGCTCCCTGTTGAGTATCACGCGCTTTTCCTCGGTATCTGCGTCCTCGCCATCAAGCTCAGAAAGCTGTTTTTGAACGGACTTAATATCCTTCTTGGTAGAGCTTAGTCTGCGCTCCAAGGAAAGTTTGGTCGGCGCAAATTCCTTCTCGGCCTCGTTGAGCTTTCTCTGAGCCTCACGAGATTTTTTAAGCGCAGCAACATACTCCTTTGCGGCCTCTCCCATCGCCTTGAACGGGTTGCGTTGGTTGAGCTTGTCTTGCGCATCGTTGAGCATATTTACTAGCTCTTTGAGGCCCTTAACATCCTCCGTACCCTTCTTTGCCTCGATAAGCGCTTTGAGTTTTTCAATCACTCGTTCAAGCGTCTTGGTAGAGACTTTATCCAAGTCACCAAAGGCTTGTATGTAATCTTCCGAGTTTTTGAAAATCTCCGCGTCAAGCTGCTGCAACTGCTGCTGTTCGCGGTCATAGGAAAGTGACAGCAATCTCGATTTTTCCTCGATAGACAAGTTTCCGTTTTCAAGAATCTTCTGACGCTCGGCCTGCTCTTCGCGGATAACGTCTGTCTCCTGCTGCTCTAAGCTCTTAGCTTTCTCGTACTTCTTGTACCACGCTTGTATCTGGTCTGCCTCGGCTTTAATACCGTTCTGCACCAGCGTCTTTGCCAAGTCCTTGTTGCCCTCAATGAGCTTGTCCTTGTAGTCGTTGTAGATTTTCAGTAGCTCAGAATAGTTGACCTTGCCAGTCTTTGGGTCGATGGCTTGCTCAATCGGGATAGTCACGCTCTCGTCGTTCGACTGAAACGCCGTCTGAATCTGCTCGACAATCTCACGTTGTAAATCTTCTCCCGTTCCGCCGTAGATAGATAGTGTCAAGTTTGCTGCAAGCGAGTAATCATGCGTCTGCTCAAAAATCTTGTCGTAGAAATCCTTTGCGGCTTTCGACTGCGCAATTTGTTCGGAAAGGGTTTTTAGCTTGGATTCCATGTCTTTCTGCAACTTATTAGTGCGGAAATCCGTCTGAGCATTAAACAACTCCTGCAAAAGCTCTTGATACTTTTTAATCATCCGGCTCTTTGTATCCTTAGCCAAGATAGCCTGCACACCAAGACCTTCCCAAAGCTTTCCACCCATCTTGTAGATACGCTTCTTTACTTCGGCAATAGCCTCGTCGTACCAGTCGACCAACTCCTGACGTGTACCATCGAGCGTCTTTACGTCAATTCCAAGCGATGCACCACGGTAGGTCATGATGTCTTGTTCTTGCCCAAGCGCCATGTTTTTCTGCATCGTCTTGTTCAAGTTTTCAACGCCTGCTTGGAAATCCTTCATGAACGCAGAGCGGTTTTTCATTAGGATTATCCACGGATCTTCCCCTGAACCGCTGCGAGAATTGTCGGGCAGATGGAAGTTGTAACGCTCGCCGTAATCGTCCAACTCAGCATTGGCATCTTTGAGATATTGTAGGAAATTTTTAATTTGCCCGTTTGCAGCGGCCGCAGTGATGTTTTCCTGCAATGCGTATTTCAAACCTTCACGCTTCATCAGCAATGCAGCGTATTCCTTGTTGTTGGTATCGCCAAGCAACCTGTCGATATTCTCCTGAATACGCTCTCTTTGGTCTTGCGTCACGGCAAGCGCCATCTCACGCTGCAAAGACGTGTACTGCAATGCAACGCCGTTGAAACGTGCGTCGTTGATTGCGGTTTCAGTTTCTGCGAGTTGGCTGTTCAAGCCTAGCTTTTTCTCGTCAAGTCTTGCTTGTTCTGCTGCAATCGTAGCCTCGCTAATTCCAGCATCTGCAATTTTCTTCGAGTCTGCCAAAAGCGCTTGTTTCTTTTGTGCCCACAAGTCGTACAGCGAAACGAGGTCTTGTACGTTCTGCAAATCGCTCTCCGAAATTTTATATCTTGAAATGTAATCTGGATTTGTGATGCTTTCTTTTTTGTCTACCATCAAACCGGGGAAAGCACTCTGTACATCCTTCGCCAGCGACGAAAGTCCCAACTGCGTCACGCGCTCCTTAGCCGCGTTAGCAATATCATACTCAGCCTCGGCAAGTTCTTTGGCTTTCTTAATCTGCTTGTCGTACTCGGAGTTGGCATTGATGAGCGCAGTAATCTGCGCTTGTTTCGTTTTTACAACACCTTCGCCGATGTCTTTCAGTTCAAGCTCCAAAGAACACATCTCCTCGTTCTGTTCAACTGAACGCTCTCCTCCGAGTGCTTGCAGTTCTGCGACGCGCTTACGCTTGTTTTCAATCTCCAAGATTTCATCGGAAAGCTGATTAACTTTTGCAAGACGTGTCTCATACTCCTTCGAGCCGTATGTCACGTTGTTCTGCATGATTTTTACAGCCTTCAAGCTCTTTTCTGCCGTGTCAAGCTTTCCTGCAATCGCAGCAATAATCTCGTCAGCAGAATTAAGCGAGCGCATAT